AAAAGCTCAACCTAACTTGCTCTTCTGACATTTGGAGAAGATTTGCGATTTCAGATATTAGACGCTCTAGCAATTTTTATTTTTATTTATTTTAGGCTAACTATTATACCAAAAAGGCCCCAATTTGGGGCCTTTTAAAGATTGTATGATAATTCTAAATTATCCCTCCTTTTGCGTTTCACTCTCTTTCTCAATCACCACACATTCAGTAGTTATCATGAGTCCGCAGATTGAAGCTGCATTTTCTATTGCACATCTTGTAACTTTAGCAGGATCGATAATTCCGGCTTGAATCATATTTACATATTCTCCAGTCTTAGGATTAAAACCAGACTCATATAGGTCGTCTAAATCCTTTGATATTACCTCTGGATTTAATCCAGCATTCGCCATAATAGTATTAAAAGGATCTTTACATGCGCTGATAAGAATATTTCTTCCTATTTTTTCTCCCTCTGTAAAGTCACATTCAAGCTGTTCAACCTGTTTTGAAGCTCGATAGAGAGCGATTCCTCCACCTGGAAGAATTCCTTCCTCTACAGCAGCTGCAGTAGCGGCTAGAGCATCTTCAACCCTGTCTTTTTTCTCTTTGATTTCAATATCTGTGTATCCACCAACTTTGATGATTGCTACTCCTCCCTCAAGCTTAGATAGTCTCTCCTTTAGAATTAGAATCTCCGATTGGTTGTCCTGATTTTCAATCTGAACTTTAATCTCGTCTATTCTAGCTTGAATTGCCTCTTTAGGTCCACTTCCGTTAATTATCGTAGTAGAATCAGAAGTTACTGTTACTCTTTCCGCTCCTCCTAAAATATTAGTCAGGGCTTCTGGATTTAAATTCTGAATGTCATGACCTTCTGCTTCGCATAGAACTGTTGCTCCAACCGTGGCTGCAATGTCCTTTAATTGTTCGGTTCGAACTTGAGCATATCCTGGAGAAGATACAGCAGCTATATCGATGATTCCATTTGCTTTATTCATTATAAGAGCCTGTAATGCATCTCCTTCTATATTATTTGAAATCAATAATAAAGGCCGTTTGGTGTTGTTAGAGAGCTCTAGAATGTGAACTAGTCCCTTTAAACCTTTGATCTTTCCATCATATATAAAGATAATAGGATTTTCAAGATCTGCCTGTAGCTTTGCTATGTTATTAATAAAATAAGGAGAAAGATAGCCTGAATTGAACTGCATTCCCTTCACAGTATCTAGATAGGTTTCATGAGTCTTACTGTCATCGATAGTGATTACTCCGTCAAACCCAACTTCATCCATAGCGTCTGCAATAATTCCTCCGATGTTAGTGTCGCCGTTTGCTGAAATTGTAGCAACCTGTTTGATCTGATCAACCTCTTCTACCTTGATGCTATTGCTTGACAAATTTTCTTTAATTAATTCTAAGGTTTTGTCTATGCCAGATTTGATCTCCATCGGGTCAAATCCTGCCTCAATCATTTTTATTCCTCTAGTTAAGATAGATTGAGATAGGACGGTCGCTGTTGTTGTACCGTCACCCGCATCTCTTGCGACATTGGCAGCTACTTGCTTCACCATTTGAGCTCCGATATTTTCAATTGGATCCTCTAGGAATATTTCCCTTGCAACTGAAACACCGTCCTTTGTGATAGCATATTGATTTTTTCTAGCTAGGACTACGTTTCTACCCTTAGGTCCAAGGGTAACTTTTACCGAGTTAGCAAGCTGATCTACTCCTGATTTAAGTTGATTTCTCGATTTAGTACTAAATGTTATTTCTCTTGAGTTACTACTGCTCATATCTTTTTAATTATTTTTTTATATTATACAACAATTATATCACTAGTTTTAGAAAGAAAAATTATTTTTCTTGAGATAGGACCTAAGTTGTTCTCTAAAATCTATGGTCTTATACAATTTACTTCCAGATTCTGATAACGAAACAAGAAATCCTCCGTCAGTTTCAAAACCTGCCTCTTCCAGAATTATTCTATATGCGCTTATTTGTAAACTGTACCCACTTAAATTATTGTCCCAATAGTCATCGAATGGATGTAATAAGCGGTCTCTTTTTCCCTTTGGGTGGTTATCATCCTTAAAATCTCGATTCGTCTTCCAGTCTCCTACATAATACTTTCCGTCCATCTCAAAGATTATATCGACAGTTCCAGCAATTCCCCATTCTCTAGAAAAAATTCTAAGCTCTTGATGAGTCGGATTTAAACGATGTAGACGATCCTGTTGTAATTTTAGAAAAAGATTGATTCTGTGGTCCATAGTAGGATCCCCGGTCATTTCAGGGTTTAGCCCTGAATAGTAGTCCTCGATCCATTTATGAACGACCGTTCCTACCTCTTTTCCTCGATCTGCAAGTTCCTTCCACTCGTTTAGTATCTCCTGTTGAGTTACTCCTTTTGATTTAGCAACGTATTTTGAAACGCTGTTATCAAATGGTTTCTTAAACTGGCTTATAAAACCGGAAACCGACTCAAATATCTGAATCGGTAGACCAGTTTCTGGATTAACATAGGTGTAGGAGTGAGACCTTTCGTCAAATTTAAAATTTGGGTCCCTAAAATATTCTAATTTATCTATCATCATTTTTTACCTTCATAGCCAGTAAGCAGGGTCTGTCCAGACCACTTTAGCATTATCTGAGCTAATACATAAACATCTTTTTCACAGTATTTAGCAATTCGATCCAGATCTGATTCATTCCAAAATACGCTAGACACTTCATCACCTCGAATATCGTCCTTTGGGGAATCTATTCCAAGTGAAGTAGTTAGCAGCTCTAGAGAGGTGTATCCTTCTTGCCATGCTCCGAATGACCACACATCTGAGGTATCAATAAATGGCATCTCCCAAGGTTTCATGTTATGCACCATTAGGTAGGAAGGAAGCTCTAACCCATTAATCAGAGTGCGCTTACACATTACTGGAACGTCAAATCTCTTTATGTTGTGTCCACTAAATTTCATCTTATTGAATTTAGTGAATACTGTGTAGATTCCATTTAAAATATCTACCTCGTTGTCAGAAGTAAAGGATTTAATTACCATGTTTGGAATAGACCCATCATAGGTTAGTCGACCAAATGATGCACATACGATCCTGTTAAACTCAGGATGTAGAGCGGCTCTTTCTTCATATAATTGTTCATCGGTCTTTTCTAAATGCTCTGGATATCTTTCTCTTAGATATTCACACCTTTTAGACCATAAATCAGCCATCTTAGGATTCGCACTGTGTAAATCTTCTAGAGATCTATACTCAGATGCTGTCTCGATATCAAAAAATATTGTTTTGCTTAACTGGTCCTGTGTGTACATTGTAATTTATTTTACTGGTTTGCTAAATTAAACTCTTCAGATCCTTCGACATTTGCCGGATGCTTCTCACGCATGTCTTCAATTTCTATATCCCTCTTTGAGACTGCTCTGCCCTGCATCTGTTCCCAATCTTTGTTACTCCTAACAATTTGATTAGTAGTGGAAGCTCCTAATAAGGTAGGAACACTTAATTTTAAGGTATCTGCAATGTGCAAGATTGCGTTCATGTCCTTAGGAAAGCAGTTATGCGTAACTATGTTTGATTTTCCTTCTATCCAGAATAAATCATCTTCTACTCTAGATGATTTTAATTCTAAGTTATAAACAGGTCCGCTAAAAGAAACTTTCTCTATTTTAGATATTTTCATATTATAATGATTTTTTAATTAACTGTTCTAGTTCTTCTTTAAAAATAATTCTAATGTTTTTTCCTTGCTCCTTAAGAGCATTGAATTTATCAATCTGTAAAGTATAGTGATAGTGATTTTTAATATCTACATATTGATCCCAGTCAGTGACAAAAAAGTCAGGATAGTATGATTTAGTTTGGCCGTTTAAGACATATGAAATTCTTCCTTTATGGCATTTAAAATCTAAATCATTATCATCTAGCCACTTAATAAACTCTAATTCCCAAGTTCCTTGAACTTTGTATTCAATTCCATTAGAATGAATATATGAATGCCATTTAGATTGACCTACATTAACACCTTCATATTTACCATCAGCCCATGCCTTAGAGGTATATTCAGATATTCTATTTCTGAAATCCGATGTCATCATATTTTTTCTAGTATTCGAAACTTTTTCTCTAGCTTCAATTTTTTTCATACCGTTGCTATTTCCTAAATTAATCTTTCCTTTTTTAGATTTAGAATTTCTAATCTTCCAATCAGGATCTAATTCAATCATATTGTTAATAGCTTTTGACATTCTTTCTTTAGCTCTTTTAGTTTTTTGTCTAGTTCCACTCCAACAGTCCTTGCAATAATCTTTATCAAAATCTGGATTAGATTCTTTTAATTTATTATGACTAGACATATTTCTATCGTCATTTTTTCCACAATTATCACATTTAAATATTATTCTCGTTTTAGTATTTAATTTATGGTCTGAGTATCTTATTAGCATTAGAGGTCAGTGTTTTCTTATTATTTATTTCAGACCTATTGAAAAATTCGTCGGTGTTAATTATATCTTTAGCCATTAATAGTACTAGCTTGTTATTTCTAAGAATTGGAAATATGTGATCAGGAGTGCACTCAATAACTGATCCATCTTCCATTGTGAATTTATATAAATCTCCAGAATATTCATTCTTAGTTACGATATCTATTATTTTAGATTCTTCAGAATCAATAGTATGGTTGAACGATAATGCCTCTATGAATTCTCCAGAATTAATTTTTTCATAAGCATCACTTAGTGAAATTGTTCCGCACGTTGTAAGTATTTGATAAGATCCTGGGAAACAATGTCCCCCATATCCCAGGTCTCCATCTGGTCCTGGAACTCTATAATGTGACTTTCCAATTCTAGGATCAGCAAGAGTTACATTAACAACTTGATCGTAATTGATATCCATCTTTTGACAAATTTGATACATGTCATTGAAGAAACTTACTTTGGTTGCTAGAAAAAGGTTAGTCATGTATTTTACCATTTCTGCTTCATCTGAATTAACAGTGAAGATCTCGGCATCTGGAAAACTGGTTGAAAAGACATCAACCACAGGGGCCATATATTCTGCCCAATCTATTCCAAGTACTATTCTTTTTTGATTCTTAAAATCATTAATCGCATTAGCTTCGGTTAAAAACTCAGGACTAAATGATACGCCTACTTTTTTGCTAATCTCATTGAGGCTTCTAGTAGTTCCAGGGGGAACTGTTGATTTTAAAACTGTTATCACATTTCGATCTTGAGATTCGGCCGATTCAGCCAGATCCTCGATTACCGATCTTACGATGCGAGTATCACACTCTCCGTCTTCGAACATCGGAGTGGGAACGCATACAAATATAATTTCGCAATTTTTAACTAGAAGGTCTATGTTAACCTCTTCCATGATGATTGTCTCGTCTCTGTAGATTAAACAATTATCCCTGTTGTATTTGTCGTAGGTGTAAACTGTAAAATAGTCCTTCATTTTTTCTCTGACTGCAGAGCCAACGAAGCCTTGACCTATTATTCCAATTGATTTCATGTATTATTTTTTATAGTAAAAGTCTTATATTATACCACTCCACTAGTCCCTGGTTTTATAGAGACCGCTACTGATTTCATTTAGGCGAACGTGCGAATCTACTCTAGATGAAAGAATTGCTCTTATAAATTCCTCTAAGGCATTCATGTTATCTCGGGTTATTCCATTCTTAAGGTATCCGGTTTCGAATAATAAATCGACTACTGACTTTGCATCCTGCTTGATTAATTCACTGCTACTAGTTTTCATGTTTTATGTTTTGTCTGATTTTAAAATTTATGGTGTTATCCCAGATTTGAATTCTTTATTCTGGCTTTAAGTTCAGTGCTTGAAAAATCGTGATCTCTCTTATTATAGTAGATGTCAATTCCTCTAGATGCACATATATCCTTAGCTGTAAATTCTTTGCCTCGATAATCATCCCCAATAATTCTGATGTTTATTTGAAATGATTTAAATATTTCTTCTAGTTCAGATTCTGTTTGATATGGCACAATTTCATCCACATACTTACATCCTTTGACTTGAATGTATCTCTCGACTAGGGACTGAATTGGCCTATTTTTAGTAGGTCGGTCAATAGTCGGATCTGTTTGCAGGGCTACTATTAAGTAGTCGCATTGAGATTTAGCCTCCTGTAACATTTTTACATGACCTGCGTGGAACAGATCAAAGCAGGAGCACGTTATTCCTATTTTCATGTTTTTGTTTTTTTGTTCTTTTTATATAACCTACGAGAGCTCCATCAGTTGGTTTAACATCTAGATTTCCCTTTTGAAATATTTCCCAGCTGTCTTGGCCGTATTTTCCAATTCCGTATAATTCGATCGGATCATTCCATTCTTTGTGTAACCAGTCAGATGAAAATTTTTTAATTGTTTGAGTTCTTCTGTTTTTGAAGCCAAGCGGAGCGATCATATCTGACATCTCAGCCGGA